TTGCGGAACACAAGGGCTGAAATATCAAAGTTGAAACAGGGCCAGGTAGCGCCTCAGACATTTGACAATAGTCAAGGTTCAGCGGAAGCTACGACAAACGAGAGCCGACTCGTGGATGCGTACTTATCCGGTGATCGTTCTGAAGCAGCAGTGAGCGCAGCCAAGCGGTTGACGTTCGGGAGCTAAAGGAGGTGCCGAGATGGCACAGACGGCAACGACCGGTAATCTAGAGAAGGCGCAGAAGATCATCATCGCGACAGCGAGATACACGGAGGAGCACAACGCTCCGGCGATGAATCTGATCGAGCAGTTCAATCTGCCCAGTGGTAACAAGCAGGTGACCGTCCCCAAGGTGGGACAGATGTCGATGGCTGATCTCCAAGACGGTATCGACATCGTCGATGAGGAAGACATCGGGATGACCACGATAGACCTCACCGCATCCGAGGTCGGAGCCAAGATCGTCATCACCGACAAGCTCTCCCGGCAGAGCGCGCAGAACGTGTTCAGCATCATCGGGCGTCAGCTTGGTGACGGCATGGCACGCAAGAAGGACGGGGACGTGACGGCCCTCTACTCCGGCTTCGGCACCGACATCGGTGCGGCAGGCCGCAGCATGAGCCTCGCGAACGTGTCCGCGACCGTGGCGTATGCCAAGGGCAACAAGTTCGGTTCCCAGGTCTACATCGTCCAGCACCCATTCGCGGTCTGGGACATCGCCAACACGGCGGTGACGGCATCTAGCACCTACCCAGTACCCGCTGGCTGGTCGGCAGACCTGTTGGGGAACTTCTTCAGCGGTCTTCGTCCGATCAACGGAGTTCCCATCTTCGAAGACGGGAATATCACGGTTGACTCCCTTGATGATGCTGTCGGTGTCTGTGCCGACAAGACGGCCCTCGCCGTCCTGAAGAGCGTTGACACTCGCACGGAGCGCCAACGTGACGCATCCCTGCGGGCAACCGAAGTGGTGATCACGGCTGACTACGGTGTGTTCGAGCTTGACGACAGCAAGGGCGTTGCCCTGACGTTGGATGCTGGTACACCAGCCACCTCGTAAGGAGAGGGACATGGCTATAGGAACTAGGGAGCGCATACAACTGCGCGATGAGTTGACATCACAGGGTTACCACTGGAATTACATCGATGAGTGGCAACCGAAGGTGACGTTGTACAGGCACTGTGCGATGAAATCGACAAGCGGCGAAGTGATTAGCCCGGCGGGAACGGCACTGCCCAACCTACCGGGTAACCCCGACTACGTGGCGAAGAAGACACGCATCGGGTTATTCCCATGGCCTCCGAGTGATTCGTGTCAGTGCCGATGGTGTACGGCATCAAAGCCGACCGGTGTAGGATCGGTTGAGACGCTTGATGGCGTTGTTCCTCGTAAGAGGAAGACCAGGGCTCGATAGCTAGGTGTAACGATTGGCCGTGCCTAGCGAGATAACAATAACGGCTGGTCGCAGGGCTTGACCCTGTAAAGAAGGAGACATCATGTCTTTCGGAGCGATCCAAAGCGGTTCATATGGTTTCGAGAAGCAGACCCACAACAAGAAGAGGGCGACCTACGGAGCTACGATGGCGCTGCCTGACGGACGGATCTTCCGTTACGTCGAGAACGGCGGGACTGCCATCGCTGAAGGCTTGGTCGTAGCGAGCGAAGCTCCAGCGGGCAACCACGACGACGACTTGGTGGTTGCAACGAGTTCCACCGTAGGTGGGCTTACCATCGGCATCACGCTCGGCGGCACCGCCGCAGCGAAGAACCTCTACGCAGAGGGCTTCATCCGACCGAATCTCGCGGCTACGACCCCGCACGAGATGTACAAGATCAAGAGCCACCCACAGATCGCCAGCAGCGGGTCTGGCACATTCACAATCGATGAGCCCGATGGGTTCCAGACCGCCATCACGGCGGGTACGGACTCCGTTGGTCTGATCAAGAGTCCTTACAAGGACATCGTGGTTGCTCCCGCAGCGATTGCAGGACGATTCGTCGGAGTCACCTGTGCTGATCTTGAGGCTGATTACTACGGGTGGGTACAGGTATCAGGTCTTGCCAACGTCAAGATGGACGGCACGCCAGCATTCGGTACGCTGGTGGGAGCAAGCTCCAACCACGCAGGGCAGCTTCTCGCTATCGGTGCTGACACTACCCCTGCCCTTGCCCGAGTGCATGGGATAGCAGGAGTGGACAACGAGTTTAGCTCAGTCTTCTTGATGAATCTGTTCTAGACCCGGAGTGGACATGCAGGATCTATGGCTACCAACGGGGAGTTCGCATACCGGCGTTCTCCCCGTTGGCCGGAATGGCGAGACTGGCGGTCAGGTTGTCTCACACGAACTGATGGTGAAGGCTACCGATAGGTTCGGTAAGGTTCACAAGCAGAAGGTGTGCGTCCTCGCTGATGAGGACACCAGTCAGGCGCAGATAGAAGAGATGATGGGCAACGCTGCCGAGAGGTTCGCCTGCGAGGTACGCGAGAAGTACGATAAGCGTCCGGCTACGGAAGCGGAAAAGAAGATGATTGGCCGTTCTCTCAACGAATTCTTGAGCTATCGCACAAGACGTAGGGAGAGCACGGCGAACAAGATTTATTTCTAGGAGGAATAGGAAAT